TCCCCGGCAATGATTGAAGAGCCGTCTTTGAAAGTTAACTTGTAGGCTTGCTCTGTATCATCCACAGGGCTTTTCACCACAACATGACACGGCTTACCGGTTTCGTCAAATACAGTATCTCCGACTTTCAGATCACCCATATTTGTGAAACCGTCAGGAGTCGGTATCGGCGTATCCAGAGCGAGCTGTTTGCCATTTTTCTTGGGTATCTCAACATAGGCGGTACGGAACTGCCGTGTATCATCTTCTTTGACCACACCGAAAATATCCCGGATGATCTGCTCCTGCCACGGAAGCAACCAGAACGGTTTACCTGCCCAGCGGCCTTTGGTATGACATAGGTTTTCAATAAAACGCACGGCTCTGTCTGCCTTTGCCGCATCGTAATGGGAATCCGGCAGCATAAACCGTGTGGGCTTATAGTCTTTCAGCTTCGGATAGTTTGCCGGTCTTTCCCTTGCTTTTGCTGTTTTTGCCATCAGTTTCCTCCCAGAAGTGCATCCATATCGTCAACGGCAGCGTCCTTCATATCTGCACCTGCGGTGATCCTGCTTCTTGCGGCAGGAGTCAGACCGAACTGCTCTGCGATCTTGTTCATGATCTTCAGATAGGTCTGTGCGATAGACACCTGCGGTACAGTTTGCCAGTAACCTGATTTTGTTTTTACAATCGTGCCGTGCTGTGTCATAAACTCTTCGGCTTCCTTCCAACGGGCGTATGCCTGACAATAGGATGCGAATGCCGCCTGATCGACTTCGGTCAGCACACCGATCTGTTCGAGCTGCTTGGAAAGCCTGCGCCATTCCTTTTTTGCTTCTGGTTCCAGCCATTTCGGACACGGAGGCGCTTTGCGTTCTGGCTTCGGTTCATCTGCGTTCAGCGGTCGCTTGCCGGGATTGCCTTCCAGTTCCTTGATTGCAGTCGGCTTCGGTTTTCTGCCTCTCTGAGCCATCCGCATCACTCCTTCCTTGAAAATTGGGATAAAGAAAAGAGCCTACGAAATCGTAAGCTCTCATCTATGTATTTTGTTCCGCTTATTTCAGCACATCGTTCATGAGCCTTGCGCCGTCCCGGAATCCTTCGGAGTAATTCTGCTCCATTTCAATGGAGGAAAGCTGTGCCTGCAATTCGTATATTTCCTGCAACACTGCATTATCTTCCTCCGACAGCCGCTTCTCCAGTTCATCCCGCAGTCGGCTGCATTCATTCAGCAGGTCTTGATACTCCTTATTATCCTGACCGACGATGTGTGTAGGACCCAGCCGCCCACGGTATATATCGCTGATTGCTCCCATGTTTTCACCCCCTTTCGCAGCGGAGGAAAGAGCAGAGGGCAGCCCTTCGGCTGCCGTGCCCGCTTGCTGCTCAGTTGAACTTTTTCAAGAGCATCTCAAGTACTGCCTTGGTGTCTTTGTCTGCGGCGTCGATGTCAAGTCCTCGGTCATAATTGAAAACTGTTCTGCCGTCCCGCTCGATCCAGATCTTTGAGGCTCTGCCCTCATCGTATCCGAATTCGCTGGGCTCCTCGAAATGCTTGACTGCGTATCTGTAAGCCATTCCGTTGTAAGTGATGATATCCTGAGTCCACATAGTGTTTGACCTCCGCTTTTCGTAGTTTCGGCTCGGTTTCCCTTGCCGTTGTACACAGTATAACTCTGAATGAAAAATATATCAAGCGGCTAAACTACCAGAATGTGCATGGCGATTTTTCGCCGGTTGTTGTGTACATTATGGGAGCAGTCCCGAAGAACTGCTCCACTTTTTCATTCGCCGTAGTACTCATCGATGTGCTGCGTGCCATCCTCCTCGGTGACCACACTTGGGAAGCGAACCTTGTGTCCCTGTTCGGTCATGATGCCTGCGGCAAGGTCGGCTATCTCACCAAGAAAAGCCATGTCCCACTCAAGGTCGGGGTTCTCGGTCAGCACCTTGCAGAACGCAAATGCTGCCTCGTAGATCTCATCGTTCCGGTCTGCCTGCGCATCGCTCAGTTCCAGTTCCTCGCCCTCGGCAGTCGGCTGTGTGTTTTTGATTTCTTCCATGTAAATGACCTCCATTATTTGTATTCGGTCGGCTTTGTGCCTTCCGTTGTGTCACATATTACCATGATCTGCAAAACTAATCAAGCGGCTAAATGTACAGAACAAAAAGGACGTATTTCTTCGGGAATTGTTCATTATATGTCTTTCCCTAAAACGCGCCTGAACGCGCCGTGTGGGGCGGCATTCCGCATGGGCAAGTTATCCGAAGCGATGCCGATAGCCGCCACACGAACGAACGTGGCGCAAATCAGCGGAGCCTTATTCGTATCTCGGAATAATCGTAACCGACCGCATCAAATATCTTTTCTTTCAGAACATTGATAAGAGTATCCGTTGCGAAATGCCCTTCAAAGAAAATGCCGTCATCGACCATGATTGGAGCATCCATGCTTTCCGGAGTTGAAGAAAGGAGCTTCCTTTGATTGCCGTAGACCTCATCACAAAGGCTGATAAGTTCGTCGTGCTTCTGTTTGTTGCAGTCTGCCAAAAGTGCTTTGACTGCATTTCGCCATGAATTTACATTAGTAACATGGTTATCGGCGAAAATCACTTCTTTTGGCTTCGTTGTTTTGAATACACTCGCATCCATTGAAAAGTACACAGATGCGGTCGCTGCTGCCTCGATACCATTTTCGCTCCGAATTCGATTGATAAGTTCATCGTAATCGTGATCGATAAGAGTGTGCATTCTTCTCCTTGATGCTTCCGCATCGTTGATTAGTTTCTGGCATAAATCTTCCATATGTATTCCTCCTGTTTTGGTGCCGCCCCTCCGAAGAAGGGCGGCTACTGTTTTCAGATGTCGCCGTTTGCACAGTAGTCTTCGAGATCCTGCGCATCCACTCTGATGCCGTCGCTCTCCCAGTCGAGAACCTGATCCTCAAGGTACTGCGGATCGTAGCCGTACTCCTTGGCAATGCGGTTCAGTTCCTTCTTCGTGATGTTTTTCATGTTCGTATCCTCCGTTTTTTGAATTCGGCAGGGCGTTTTCCCTTCTGTTGTACACATATTAACTCTTTTTCCGCACATTATCAAGCGTGAGTAATCACGATCATTTTGCAGTGTTTCCGAGCTTATGCGGGCAGTATGTACATTCAGAATGTGTAGCTTGCGGAGCGTTCAAAGGCATCGTACAGGTACTTCGGGTCAAAGCCGAATGTGCGGTATCCCTTCACACAGCCGTAAAGGTATCTTCCTGTCGGAATGCCGAATCGGCGGTACTCGTGCATGATGTAAATGAAGGCAGTTGTCTTGGTCGTTCTGCCGCTGGAGAAGCGTTCAACGGGAAGCCGCATCTCTTTCTTGTAGTAGTATGTGGGGCATCCCTCGCAGCGGTCAAGGTTTCTCTCATCGGCAGCACTGACCTCCCACACCGCAAGCGGAACGCATCCTCCTTTCTTCTTTTCGATGGTGAGGTATGCGCCCGTTTTGCTGACCTTGAACAGCAGCTCGTATCCGAGGAGGAGTGCCGTTCCGACTGGCTTTGCATCAGGGCATCGTGCCTGCATCTGTCCGTAGTTCATGTTGCTGCCGTAGGCGAGGTAGTATCTTTTCTTGCTCATGGTTTTCGTTCCTTTCTTTCGGGCATCTGCCCGTTTCGTTAGGAACATGATAACTCTGAATGAACATTTTATCAAGCGTGAGTAATCACGAATGTACTCCCTTTTATGCAGGCCATATTGTGTAGATCATGCCTTGCCCACAAACGCACACGGTTGCGCCGTGTGGGGCTTTGGCGGATATGGCATCCGTATGCGTTTCTTCCTGCATCCCCGCCACAGGGCGGCTCTGTGCCGCCCCGGTGGGGCATCCGGTTTATCTTCCGGACATCCATTCCCATTCTCTTTCGCAGGCGTCTTCGTAATCCGCATCGAAAAGTGCATCGTCGTCGATCCATTCGGTTTCGTAGTCGATGTCCTCGATTCCGTCGAAGGTCGTGCCGTTTGCGGCGGCATCTTCTTGTGCAAGGCTGCCGGCGTTCTCCTCAATCCAAGCTCTGAAGTCCTCTGCGTCGAGGCCGTCCTCGTTCTCAATCTCCAGTTCGTAGCCCTCTTCCTCAGTGTCGTACCAAAGGATCGTGGCGCTTTTAATTGCCTCGCGCTCGTTCCAGTCGTCTCTGCCTGCCATTGCTCTTGCCTTTGCCAATCCGTAGCTGATCATTGTGTTTTCCTCCGCTTTTCGTTGTTTTCGGTGGGCTTTGCCCCTTCCGTTGTGTACATATTAACTCTTTTAGCCAATTATATCAAGCGGCTAAATGTACAGAAGAAAAACGGCGGATTTCCGCCGGGATCGTACATATTATGACAGGTAAAAGAAACGGCAGAAGAGGAGGGCAGAGCCGAAGCCCTGCCCCTTGGTGGTCATTCGACGATGTGCAGCACCACCATGCCGTTCGGTGTCGGGATGAAGATCTCAGGCTCCCAGAAAAGTGCCTTGTACTTTTCAATCTGCTCATCGGTCAGCCCAGTGAAATCTTCAAAGCCCAGTCCGCAGACGAAAAATGTGCCTTTGATCGGTCCGTACTTCTCGACTGTTCTGTTCCATGCAAGGTCATCACGGAAAAGCCCTTCTTCGTTCACAATGACTCCGATCTCCTCGGGAAAGGGGTAAATGGCTTGGATCAGGCCATCGACCACAGCCTGCAGATTCTCAAGGGTGTGTTCGATGTCTTTAACGTAGGGGTGCTTGCCGGGTTCGCATACCAGAATTTTCATGTAGATTCGCTCCTATTTTATGATTTCGCTTCGCTTGCGGTAGTCACATAATACCGTCTTTTCCGAGATTAGTCCACGCCTTTTCGCAAAATAAATGTGACAAACATGAGCCGATAAAACAGGCGGAATTGTACATCGCACAGGACGTGCACAAACGCGCCGTGTGGGGCGGTTTTCCGCAGGGGCAAGTTATCCGCTGCCGCCTTGGGAAACCGCACACGGAGCGACGTGGCGGCTTATTCCGCCCTCTGCCGTGCAAGTTCCACCCTGAGTCTTCTCAGATCGCAGAGCATCTCGAAGGATCGTCCGTACTGCTCCATGTATGCGGCAATGTCGTAGTCGGCACAGCACAGAAGTTCAAACTTGTCGGTTACGCCGTTTTTGCCGACCGTGAACTTTGCCTTTCGGGGAAACTGCCGATCAAGCGTCCCTTCAAAACCGTTTTTGTTGAACCATTCGATGGCGTACATTTCCTCGTTGGAAAGCACCCTCGTTGCTTTAATGAGGTCAATCAATGTTCTCCCTCCAATCCCCGTATTCTTTCAGGTAGGCATTCACCCGGTCGCCGTAACCCATTTCGGTAAGCTCCTGCGGTTCAAGGACTTCCAGAAGTGCCTCCATTGCGATTCGCTCTGGAAGCATACCGTCAGTTGAAAAGTTGGCGATGATTGCGGTCAGGCTTCTGACCTGTTCGTATGTATCCATGATTCTTCCTCCTTGTTTCGGCTTATGCCCTTCCTTATTTCAGGAAGGGCTGTGCCGGTGTGTTTTTACTTGCTTTTGCGTCCTGCTTCGTAGGCATCCTTGAGGGCGGCCTCCAGCCCTCCGACCGAAACCTCGATGAAGTCCTCGCTGTCACTGTGGCGGGTTTCAAGGTCTCCGCGCTCCTGCACCGTGATCAGGTGCTTGGCGGCGATCTCGAAAAGCTTCTTGTCGATGCCGGTCAGCGGATGCTCAGCTCTTTGAATTTCACGCTCGTACTTGGTGATTGCCGCATCTACATTTCTGATTGCCTGCGTTCTGGAAATGCCGTAGATTGCGAAGCAGTCATCCTCGCTCATCTGCTCGGTCGTTGTTCTGCCGTTTTTCAGAACCTCCAGCATTCTTTTGGTTTCCTCTAGCTTTTTCTTGGTCATGGTGGTTTACCTCCGTGTTTTGTATTCGGTGGGCGTTCTGCCCTTCCGTTGTGTCACATATTACCATGATCTTCGCAGGAAAGCAAGCGGCTAAATGTACAGAACAAAATCGGCGTATCTTCGCCATTTGTTGTACATTCTACACTATGCCGGGGTCAGCCCCGGAGGGCTGAAGATCAGCCCTCGTCCGGCGGCAGCCATGCCCCTTTCTCCTCATCGAAAAGGTAGTAGTAAGGGATGCCCCAGTCGGCTCTCATCAGGGAAACGATGCTCTTGTGTTTGACCGCAGGCTGCATCGGCTCGTTGCGGTCACGGTGGTAGGCTACCGTCACGCCCTCGGCAGGCTTCTCGAAGCTGTGCGGCTCGTCGGCATTGGGGGCAATGCGCTCGCCGAGGATGCTGATGTCTCCGAGGGCAAGCAGTGCCTTGACCTTTTCGGCGGTGTCGTAATGCTCAGTCAGGATAGGCATTTGGTGGTCGGGGTAGCCGTCCCAGTGGCAGTAGATCGTTTCCGTGGTTCCGTCCTTATGCAGGATGCCGATTCTTGAATTGGTACTCATGTTCTTTTCCTCCGGTTTTTGTATTCGGTAGGCGTTCGCCCTTCCGTTGTGTAGCATATTACCATACCTTGCCGAGTATATCAAGCGGCTAAATGTACAAAACAAAATCGGCGTATCTGCGCTGTTTATTGTACACATAGCCAAGTAGGACAACAGCCCCCGAAGGGGCTGTATCCGATCGTTCTTATCCGAAAAGGTCTGCTCCGAACATCTCAGCGTTCATTCTGCGCTGTGCCATCAGGAACGCACCGCCGTAGTTCTTGCAGTGCTTTTCGTAGCCGTCCGCATCCATTTCCCTGAGAAGGTCATCCGGGAATTCGTAAAGCGGGTAACGGCAGAAACCGCTGTATCCGTAGACCGGCTCTCCGTAGCGTTCATATTGCTTTGCACCGATGCTCTGCAGGAATTCTTCTGCGGTCGGATTGTTGTTGGTGTCAATGAAGGCGCAGTTGCGCGGGAGCAGTGTGCCGTTTCCGATGCTGCTACCGATGTTGACCGAAAGCACTGCATCGAACTCGTCATCCTCTGCGGCTGCGGTGATCGCCATGACCATCGGGTCGGAAGCGTAGTCTGCGATGCGGAAGTGAACCCTGAAGCCGTTCATGTCGTAGTAGTTTTCCATTTTTGAATCCTCCAAAAGAATGTAATTCCGAGGTTTTCCCTTCGGTAGCGACATTATAACTCTGATCTCGCACGATAGCAAGCGGCTAAATGTACAGATCATAATCGGCGTATCTGCTCTGTTTGTTGTACACATAGCCATGCGTGGCGGCAGCCCCCGAAGGGGCTGCACTGTTTCGGTCAGGCTTTCAGTTCAGCTTCGGTCATGATGCGGAAGTTCTTGTCCTGCCAGAAGGAAATGTAAACATCGTAGCGGACTTCCCATTCGCTTTCGTAGTACTCATCGGCTTCCTCATCGTACTCCTCGCAGGTCTCGACCTCGGTGTAGCTGTCGATCTCGCTCTGCTCAAAGCCCTCGCCCCAGCCGTCGCTGTACTGCCCGGTGAGGTATTCCTTGAGCTGCGCCGTGTCGTCGTCCGTCCAGTCATCGTCCACCTCGCAAATTGCAACTCCGTAGAGCTTTCTGCCGATCCACTCGGCATCCATCCTGACCTTGTGCAGCTTCTTGTAGTAGGTTGCACCGTGGTAGTCGTCGGCGTACTCGGCAAGGTCGGTGTCGTCCTTTTCAAGCGCCTCGAAAAGCTCGGCGGCGTACTCCTCGGCGGGTGCTGTGAAGCAGTTGCTCTCGCTTGCAATCTGTGCGATCAGGGTGTTGTAAATCTTCAGTGTTTTCATGGTGATTCCTCCGTTTTGGTGAATTCCGGTGGGCTGTGCCCGTTCCGTTGTACCCATATTACCGTCACTGGCGAGAATTATCAAGCGGCTAAATGTACAGATCATTTCGGGCGTATCTGCGCCGTTTTCTGTACATATTATGCCATGCCCGCAGGAGGCTCACAAACGCACCGTGTCGCGCCCGGAATTCAGCCGACAAATAAGCGGCGCAGAGCCGTAAAGCCCCACACCGCCCGTTCTGCGCCCCTTATTCGGGAACGTACTTGTCGTGAATGATTCCGAGAATCTTGTCCTGTTCTTCGATGCTGATGCCCATGCTTTCGAGGGCTTCTCGCGTTCCGCAGTCGGGGCAGATCAGCGTGTCGTTGTCGTATCGGGAAAGGGCGGGACGCTCGGTGTAGGTGCGTCCGCACTTGGGGCATGTACGCGGTTCATTCATTCTTTCTTTCATGATGCTCACTCCTTTGTGCTTTTTTCGTAGGCTTCGTCAAGGTACTTCTCATCGAATCCGAAGTCGCGGTAGCCTTCCTTGCAGGTTCGGATGTAATGCGGAGAAGGTCTGCCGAGCGGATTTCTCTCATGCATGATGTAGACGAAGGCGGGAAGCTCCCTGACTGTTCCGTCTGCCGTTCTGACCTCGACCTGCATCTCCTTGCGGTAGTAGAAGTTCGGGAAACCCTCGTAGGCATCAAGGCGGGCTTCATCTTCTTCGGTCACTTCCCACACCGCAACCGGAACCTCGCTACCATTCTTAGGCTCGATGGTGAGGAAGGCACAAGCTTGGCTTCCTTTGTAGAGCAGCTCGTAACCGGGGATCATCGCCGTTCCGATGGGCTTTGCCGTAGGGCAGCGGAACCGCATCTGATGGATGTTCAAGTTCGAGCCGTAGGCTAAGTAATACTTTTTCATGTACATCTTCCTTTCTGTTTTCCACCCTTGCCTCCCGTAGGAGGCAGGCGGCTTTGGTTTCAGCGGTCGTTGTGGCTGAGAATCTCGGCTGCGTTTCCCGACTCGGCGTATCCGCAGTCCCAGATTGCAAGGAGCAACTCGTCCTCGGTTTCGGGCACCTTGATGCTGTAGGTAATCTTCCTTGCGCCATTCTTGTTGAGAAACTCGACGTTCTTTTCAAGGAAGTCTTCGGGGATCTCCTCGGTCGCTCCGTCCCATCCGATGAGTCGAACTCCGTGGCGGCGTAGGCTTTCGATATGTTCTTTGCTGGTCATGTGCAGGGCTCCTTTCGGTGGTTTCCCTTTCGGTAGTGACATATTAACTCTTTTCGGCTCATTATTCAAGCGGCTAAATGTACAGATCATTCCGGACGATTTTTCGCCGTAGATCGTGCATTTTATGACTTGCCCACAAACGCGCCGTGTCGCGCCCTGTGGCTTGGCAGGTGTTCTTGGGTAATGATTCGGAGGATACCCGTCCCGCCCCACACGGGGCAACGTGGCGGCTGTGTGCGCCGCCGTGCCGTTCCGCTTGTGTTTCGCCCCGCAGGGGCAGACCCGTTAAGGTCTGCCGAAGCGGAATCCTGCGTCGCCCGTAAGGTTCTCGGTCAGGGTTTCTCTTGCTGTTGCGAATTCGTCCCCGATGAAGCCCAGTCTCATCAGCCAAGTTCTCATTGCGAACTTTTTGTTTTCCTTCTGCTGTTCCTTGGGGCTTGCGCTTCTGAGGTCCTTTGCCGCCTGGCTCAGTGCGAGGCAAAGCTGAATGTAGCTCTTGAGCTTGCCTGCGTGGAGGCCGTTTTTCTTGCCGCCCGAAGGAGGCGCGAATTGGAAAAGTCTGAATTCAACCGTGCCCTTTGTGAAGGTTGCGTGGAGGTTGAGTATGTGGTATCTGCTGTCGTTGTAGTGGTGGGTTCTGCCGTAGTTGCATCCCTGCGAACCGTACCAGATGTCTGCAAGCTGCGCCATCGTTCTCGGCTTTTTGTTGTTGAGCTGTGCGAGGAAATTCGGGTTGACCGTTCTGCAGTAGCGGTTCATTCTGCTGCTGTCAACTTTGATTGCTTCTGCAATCAGTGTTTCGTGGCTTGCCATCAGGTTTGCGAGGTTTCTGAGGCTCTGCGGTGTGTGTCCCTGTGCGCCGATGTGAATGTGAACTCCG